GATGACTCTCAGTTAGAGGAACGTATTGACGAAGCTCTTGATTATTGGAACCAATACCACTTTGATGGTGCACAACGTATGTATCTTAAGCAAAAGATCACAGCTTCTGCATTAAAGATCACTACATCTACATCAGCTAACTTTCCCGTAGGCAGTACTATAACTGGTGGCACTTCAGGTGCTACTGCTTCCGTCATCATGGAGAACGGTAGAGCTGCAGTCAGTGACATCATCTTATGCAAAAATGTGACCATCACTACTGAAACTAATAATGCTCAGCATGCTTTCAATGCTACCACTACAGCAGCATTTGTGGCTGGCGAGACAATAACATGCAGCGATGGAGGAGCTACAGCAGTCGTACATGCTGATGGCTGTACATTAGGCACATACGACTTACGTTACATCCCATTGCCGGATTACATCTACGGTGTGACTAGAGTCCTCCCGTTCACAGCAGCATCAAGCTCAAAGAACTTATTTGACTTACAATACCAATTAAGACTCAATGACTTATATGACTTGACTTCAACGTCAATCATCTACTATAAGACTGTCATGAGTCATATCTCTCTATTAAACCTCGAACTAAACGGTTATCCATTATATAGATTTAATCGTATGATGGGTAGATTAAGTCTTGATGTAAATTGGTCAGCAGCATTTGCCATAGGTGACTTCGTTATGATCGAGTGTTACAGAGCATTAGATCCAACAGTGTTTGCAAAAATATGGAATGAACCATGGTTCCGTAAGTATGTGACTGCATTGTTTAAGCGTCAATGGGCAACTAACATCAAAAAATTCCAAGGCATCCAACTACCAGGTGGTGTGACCATCGATGGTGATAAGTTGTATGCGGAAGCTATATCAGAGATCAAAGAACTAGAAGACGAGATGCTTAATAAGTCTGCTCCTCTAGAATTCTTCTTAGGATAATATGGCAAGAAGCGTTTACTTTACGAACGGCATACGTTCTGAACAACTTACCTATGAGGACATCATAGTAGAGTCTATATCCATATATGGACAAGACTTCTATTATATACCACGCACATTAGTAGGTAAAGATGAGATCCTCGGGGAAGATCGTCTATCTCAGTTCAAGTATGCATACGGCATCGAGATGTACCTTGAGACTGTAAACGGCTTTGAAGGCCAAGGCGCATTCATACAAAAGTTTGGCTTGATGATGGAACAAAGCGCTACGCTAACAGTAGCTCGTAGAAAATGGGAACAACTTGTAGGACAACACGGTCTATCAATACTGCCTAATCGTCCTGCTGAAGGTGACTTACTATTCTTCCCATTAACAGGTGGTTTGTTTGAGATCAAGTTTGTTACTCATCAAGACCCGTTCTATCAAGCTGGTAAACTATACGTATACAAATTACAAGTTGAGTTATTCCAATACTCATCAGAACACATCACTACTGGTAATTCAGCTATCGATATATTTGAGACTCTTAAGACCTTTGATAACGATAAAGTTCCAAATGGTACAGTCACAGAGATCAAGATAACTAGTAAGGGTGTTGGCTACAGCTCTGCTCCTACAGTAGTATTAGGTGAAGATTGGGCAGCAGACACTGCGATAGCTGTAGGAGATCAAGTGTGTTATGATGGCCGCAGGTATATATGCACTATCGCGGGTACAACTGATAACACTGATGGACCTACTCATACATCAGGAGAAGTTGATAACGGAACTGCAAGGTTTGCATTCTTTGGTTACAGAGCACAAGCTACAGCTTATCTTGGTAATGGATTAACTGCCACAGAAGTAGTCAAGATATTGGTAGACGAACCTGGTTCTGGATACACTACCGCACCTAGAGTATACTTGAGCGGAGGTGGAGGCACTAGAGCCTCTGCAGTCGCTATCATTGGTAACCTCGATAAACAAGATTCATACGGTGATAATAATAAATTTAAAGAAGAAGCACAGGGTATAGTATTTAGTGAAGAGAACCCATTTGGGGAACTATCAACATACTATGTAGCTCCCGATTTATATCCAAACGCTGACTCTACTAATGCTAGAGCAGATTCAACTAAACTAACCGCGGACTTAGAATAATGGCAAAACAAACAATTAATACAGGCACAGTCGCTAACGACAAGACTGGTGATCAGTTAAGGACTGCATTCACCAAGATCAACGAAAACTTTACAGAAGTATATGGCTATCCATTATCAACTATATCATCTGGCACTCCAGCATCTTCAACTGCTACTGGCACTAAGGGTGAAGTGAAGTATGATTCAAGCTATGTCTATATCTGTATCGCTACAAACTCTTGGATTAGAATAACAAGAGCAAGTTGGTAACATGTTAAACGGACAAACCTACTATCATGGTGCCATAAGAAAGACGATCGTTGCATTTGGTCGTTTATTCTCTGACATCAAGATCGCAAGACAGGGCAATGATGGAGCAGTAGCTCAAACTATATCTGTGCCCCTTGCTTATGCACCAAAAGAAAAGTGGTTAGTTCGTATCGATTCAGATCCTAATCTTACTAATAATACATACACCTCTTTGCCTAGACTATCCTTTGAGATAGTTGGGTATCACTATGATGCTACACGTAAGACTAATAAGATGAATAAGATCGTATGTAAAGACACTTCATCTTCAGAAAACCCAACAGCAAAGGCTGTATTTTCTCCAGCGCCATACAACATCGACATCAACTTATACATCTTGACTAAGACTCAAGAAGACTCGATGCAGATACTTGAACAGATACTACCTATATTTAATCCAGAATATACATTATCTATCAACGCTTTACCTGCAATTGAGATAGTACAAGACGTGCCAGTCATATTAAATAGTGTAGTAGCTGAAGACAACTACGATGGCTCTTTCCAAGAGAGACGCTTTGTTACTCATACACTATCTTTTACTATAAAGACAAACATATACGGCCCAGTTACAGAGAACGGAGTCATCCTTACTTCTATCGCAAACTTATCCAATCCTGGTAGAAAATATACAGCTACAGCACCCGATGTTAATGGCACCGTCACAGAAAACTGGGAAGCACAGTTCTAAATGTCAAAAGTATATAATGCTAATCAGCAGCTAAAAGCCGCTGGCGTAAACATCCCGTTTACGGAAGATCAAGTCAAAGAGTACATGAAGTGTGCTCAAGACCCAATTTATTTTATCGAGAACTACTGTAAGATCATATCTCTAGATCATGGTCTTGTAGACTTTAAGTTGTATGAGTGCCAAAAGGAAAAGGTGAAGGTAATACATGAGAATAGAAAAGTTATCCTTATGGAAGGTCGTCAACAAGGTAAGACGACAACTAGTGCAGCGTATATTTTATGGTATACCCTATTTCAGGAATCGAAACAAGTCGCGATCTTGGCAAACAAAGCCACCGCCGCCCGTGAGGTCTTATACCGGTATCAGTTGATGTATGAGAACTTACCCATATGGTTACAACAAGGGGTAACTACATGGAATAAGGGAGATATAGAACTTGAGAATAATTCAAAGGTGTTCACTGCAGCTACAAGCGCTTCAGGTATCCGCGGTAAGTCTGTCAACATGCTGTACGTCGACGAAGCTGCGATCATCCCTAATAACGTAGCTGATGACTTCTTTACTTCTGTTTACCCAACAATATCTGCGGGTGAAACGACAAAGATCCTATTATCATCTACGCCATTAGGTTATAACCACTTTTGGAAGTTTTGGAACGATGCAGAGAACAAACGAAATGACTTCGTGCCACTATTCATACCATATTGGAAGATACCTGGTAGAGATGAAAAATGGGCAGAAGAACAAAAGAGACAGCTTGGTGAGCTGAAATACAACCAAGAAGTATTATGTACATTCCTTGGTTCTGCTCTCACTCTTGTGCGTGCGGATGTGATCGGGAGACTATCTGCAGGGCGTATCATATATAGTAAGGATGGCTTAGACGTATATGATAAACCTATTAAGGATCATAGCTATTGCTTAGTGGCAGACACCGCTAAGGGTGTGGGTGGAGACTACTCAACTTTCTCTATCATAGACATCACAGAGGCACCATATAAACAAGTGGCAAAGTACAGAGACAATAACATTAGTCCTATGCTTTTCCCATCAGTCATATATAAAGTAGCTACAGAATACAATCAGGCATACGTTTTATTAGAGGTTAACTCCTCAGAACAAGTAGCATCTATCTTATACTCTGAGATGGAATATGAGAACTTATTATTCGTTAATAGAAATACAGACGGACAAGTAGTATCAGGCGGATTCGGCGGTGGTAAAGCACAGCTAGGAGTCAATACTGATAAGAAAGTAAAGAGGATCGGTTGTATGAACTTCAAAGCCTTGGTTGAAGAGAATAGACTCTTAGTCCAAGACATTGACACCATACAAGAGATATCAACCTTCATCGAGAATAATAAAGGCTCTTATGAGGCAGATGAAGGCTATCATGATGACTTGGTAATGACTTTGGTGTTATTTGGTTGGTTAACAACAAACCCATACTTTAAAGACCTAAACAACGTAAACATTAGGCAAGTAATGTATGAAAATCGTATTAAACAGATAGAGGATGAACTCACCCCATTTGGGTTCATGGATGATGGCAGGGGTGGGCAGGACGAACAGGTCCTATTGAATTTTTAAGAGTTATAAATATAGGTATAGAGGTGACTCTAGCTTATATCATAAAAATCATAATTTAAGGAGAATCAA